TTCGAGACCAGCTATCATCGGTAACATAGAAAAGTATTACCCTCTAGATATCGGTGAACTTGCTGCAACCAATTCCCATGAAGTTGTACAGAGATTGGCTATGGATGTCAAAGGACAACTTACCGTAGATCCTCGTACTGTTGGCTTGCCTCCAGTAGATGAATTGTCTATGCTTTATATTTTGTCCAAAGACACGCTTTTTGATCGCGTGCAATGGTCAGAATCTCAAGCATCAGGTACCGTCCTCAACACCATCAATGTCACTCCCAATCAGTTTTCTACAGATACTACCACTACTCCTGCTCGAACTGCACTGACGCCCCAAGCGGCCGTTAATGCTCTCTTTTCGTATTGGAAGGGTACAATCATCTATCGATTTCATATTTCTGCCTCGGCATTCCATCGCGGCAAGCTTCGTATTACTTATGATCCCGTTAGGCGCGGAGCCAGCGGTTTTAATCAAATTTATTCACGAATTATTGACATTGAAGATTGTAGAGACTTTGAAATTCCTGTCCACTGGCATGCCACGCAACCTTACTTGCACACAACACTCCCAGCGGTAGGAACAACCTCATATCAATATGGCACCACTGTGCTCAATGACAACCAATACGACAATGGACAGGTCACTGTTGAAGTTCTTAATGAACTAACATCCCCTGATCCAAGTCTTGGTAATTTTGTACAGATTGATATTTCCCATCGCATGACAGACGATGCGTCTTTTGCCTTTCCCACTGATCGCTTCACTGACACTCAATGGTCTTTCAAAAGTTCAGATGTAACGGAGGAACCACAGAGCGCTCTTGAAGCCGATGGCTTACAAGAAGACAATATGCCCGAACACGGCGCTCCTCAGGAAGGTATTGGAGCAGGTGAGATACTTCCTTCTGATCATACAAATGAGGTCTTTATGGGCGAATCTATCCCAAGTTTAAGGCTTCTATTGAAGCGGTATGTTAGACAAGTTGGTCTGTTAGGAAATGCCCATTCCAGCGTCCGACAAGTGGTTACAGCCAATCAGCCAATCGATTTTCACGAG